AAAGCGTAGACTCACCCCAATAAATAATTCTTCCACTTGAAATTTCGTAAACTATATATTTAATCATCTTAGAGTTCCTAAAACAGTAATGTTTGCTGATTGAGTTTCTTGGTTTCCATCATAAGCCAATAACTCTCCTACTACAGTAGAAGTTCCTGAAGGTAGGCTAATTTTAACTGCAGCTACAACCTGCATCGTTATATAAACCCCACCTGAAGAGTTATTATAACCAGAAAAATAAGTTACTCCGCCAACCTTTATATAAATATAAGAACCGCCAAAAGCCACATACGCACCATTAAAAGTTAAAAAAACAACAACATTACCTGCTACAGGCATAGTTATTGAAGTGCTTACAGTAGCAACTCCAGAAGCATTTGCACCAGCATTTGCAGAACTTGGTATTGTTACTGCTTCACCTGCAATTTGCAGAGTATCAACAGCAGCGGTACCTATCTTTGCTTGAGTTATAGCGGCACTACCAATCTTTGCAGAGGTTACAGCTGCAGAACCAATTTTAGCCGTGTTTATACTTCCATCAATAATTTTTACAGTATCAATACTTGCATTAGCAATCTTTGAGTTAGTAATTTGTGCGTTTGCAATTTTTGCACTGGTAATTGCTGCATCAGCAATCTTTGCACTATCTATCGCTGCATTAGCAATTTTTGCATTTACAATAGCAGCATCAGCAATACTGTCAGTATCAATTAAAGTAGTTTGAGCATTTAATCCTGTAGTGCTATGCACTGGACCAGCAACATCATTTTGATTTACATGACGAATCCAATAATATTTATTTACACCAGTACCAACTCCATGACTAAAAACAGTTGCAGTTGTTTGACCAAGGAATTTTGGTGACAATCTTCCTTTTGAAACTTCTGCGGAAGCAAAACTATTTGTATCAGCAACAAAAATTTCTGTATGAGAGTGACCTGCATAATTAGGATAATCCCAATCTATAATAATATTTTTAAAAGCACCATCTATAGATGCTCCTGTTGGAGCAGTTGGAAAATCTATTCCCTTATCTATTATTGGTAAAAGATCAAAGCTTTTCCCGCCTGTTGATTTAATAACATTTTTTTCTACTAAACCTATACTTTCTAAATCTCCAAAGGTTACAGCACTATCTAATTTATCTCCTTTTTCGCCTGTAAGTTGTTGCAAAGAGTCATTTACTGATTGAGCAAATCTTTTACCTTCTGGACCAAACTCACTAGGAACAGGGAAAGAACCTTTTGCTCCTTTTCTTTTTCTGTTATTTTTTAAATAATCTTCAGGCATTAATTTATTTCCTGTGGACTTTCATAAACACAAACTTCATTAATGGTATCTGTGCCTTCAAGCTGTATCTCAACCGACTTACATCTGTAACCACTTGGCAGTCTAAAGAAATTTCCATTAGCAACTGTTTGTGTGTGTTTTAAAACTCCATCAGCAAATAATTTAAAAGTTAAAGAACTATAAGACTCTGCATTTACTTTCCCAACAGAAGGGCAAACATCAACATTACTGTAAAACTCTTTTGATTTCCATAAATAGGTTCTTGATGAAGTTCCTTGAGCAAAAGCTTTTAAGTCACCATTAATTACTAAGTATAAAATGTCATTTAACCTGTCGTTATAACCAGCAGTAGCATAAAAATCTAAATTTACAAAAGCGTTTTTCCCTCCTCTTGGGTCAAACAAAAAACCTTTTTTAGTTGAGTTATCACTGCCATCAAAAGTAAAAGCAATATATTTGCCTTCATATTCATAAGCTTCAATATTTGAAGGATAATAATCTTGCCATTGATCTCTTGTAAATATTTGATCTGTAATTACTTGCACACCTGTACCTGAAACAGAAACCAAACCATCTGGAGAACTGTAAATTGCATATTCCCCCATATCTACTAAAGACCTTTTATTTGCATTAGGTAAATTAGCATCAATTTCTACCATTCCCATTGCACTTGGGTCTGTTCCAGAAACTAATAAAGGCTTTCCTTTTGTAGTAACTAAGAGTCCCTGTGCAATAGATGTTATTGCAACAACATCATCTTTCGTTGTTAGTTGATTTCCTTCAGGATAAGAATGTGGCAAATAAGGTTCGCTAAATAATAAAGTCTTACCTGCAAATCCAGCGGTTATGCCATTAGGCATAGCTGTTATTCCCAACATAGGTCCATCTGGATGTGTTGATGTATCATCATCTGGAGGTGCTAAATTGTCGCTTGATTCAAACTCCTCTCCTAAAAGACTATCAACTACAGCTTCAGTAAAACTACCTGAAGAAGTACCAGCTATATCAGTTACAAATCTGAACAAACCATTTACATCTGTTCTATATAATCTTCTTTTTGAAATACTATATGTTCCAGAAGAAGCTGCTGGAATATTTAAAGTAACAGTTGCTCCATCAGCCGCATCAACAATTTCTGAAGAAGTTACAGGAGAGGGAGGTCCTTCTTCTCCAAAAGTTGTTATTTCTGTGTAGATATAAGCCCTTGAGGTGACACCTGCATCTGGAACAGCAGAATTATTTACAGATATTGAACTTATAGCTGCTGGAGTAGGCAGACCCAATCTGAAAGATGCTGCTGGGTAAGGACCAGAACCGCTAATTAAATTAGCTTGTCCTCCATACTTGGGGAAACCTCCATTGCCTGTAAAATAAATTCTGTTATGCAAGTCTTGTTTAATAGGGCTTCTAATAATATCTACATCTTCTGTAAATGTGAGCCATTCATTTGTAGTTGCTTGAAATATTGTTTTTGTACTTGTAGATATATGTGAGGCTGGATGAGAGTCAGGGTCAGCTGCCTCCGAAGGATGATCTGTATCAGTTTTTATGCCTTCTATTCGACCTGAGTCTAGAAAAACATTTTGTGCATTTTGTGCAATATCTTCAGCTAACAATCTAGGTGAGATTTTTTTGCTTAAACCGCTGAATATTTGTATTTTAAAACCAGCCATATTATCAAGAATTATTTTGTTTTAAATTATTTCTAGCTACTCCTTTTACTTTTTCATAAGTACGCATTGAGCCAAGACCTAAAAGAGAAAGAGTTAAGGTCATAAGACCTTCTGTAGAAATTTCAGGAGGTGTAATTTCTGCTCCAAAAACAACTACAAACCAATTTAACAAAGGAGCTAATAAAAAACTCCAGAACAAACCTAATGCTGCTATCCATAATAAAGCAGGTCTTGCTCCTGCAACAAAAATTGAAGAGTGTTTTGCTTGTTCTAAATTAATTTGATTTTGTTGTTTAGAGAGCTCAAACATTTGAGTTTTTATAGCGTGTTCCAATTCCATTTTTTTTGTTCTATCTGGAACAAGTTTGTCCACTATTTCACTTATGGGTGATAAAAATTTATCTATCATTTTTTCCTCTATTTGAGATTTATTATTGCTACCAGCACCCCTACTAATAATACGTTGGTATTTAATAAAAGCACCCCTAGCAGAGTATGATACCAGACCCAGCGATGCTTATATAGATTATGAATATTGAGTTTTAAATCCTCGTCTGTATATTCATCTATTGAATTTTTATTTTTTTTTGTCATTTTATGTCCATTGTTTGCCTTCTCGCCAACCTACTAGAGCATGACGTTGTCCCTCAGTAATTTCTGTAACTCTATGTTGTAAGAAAGAAGGGAACACTATTACTGTACCTTTCTGCCTTAGTTTTTCTTTCAGTTCTGGCGTAGAAGGTATATCTAAAAATTCTAAATCTCCGCCAGTATACGCATCTGAGTCAGATAATTGTATAGAAAAACTAAGTTTTCTTTCATACATACCCTGCTTAACTTCTCCTAAAAAAGAGTCTTGATGCCAGTTATAAAAACTACCTTTATTATATTCTGTGTGTTGGATATATCTACACACTCCTGATAGATCAAAACCAAACCAATCCATATTAGCTTTGTTTACATAATTGTCTGCTAAATCTTTAGCTTCTTTATATAGATTTGGCATAGAGTCATTTAACCAACGTAGTTGTGTAACTCTATATTTATCATCTTCTTTTGCATTTTCTTCAAAACCTATTTCTGCTTTTTCAATGGGTACATTTTCTAAAACATGAAGATGCAAGTTATCTAAATATTTTAATAATTCTTCATTTGGATTTTCAAAAATTGCTATTCTTCCAAGCATTTTGTTTCTCCACTATGAAATTTTTTTTTGTAATATTCTCTATATTTTTTTTCTAATTTAATTTTTTTATTAAAATTTTTATTAGCTTTTTTTAATTCTGCTCTCATTTTATTTTAGTAAGTTTATCTATCATCTTTTTATGTTTTTGATATTTATTAACTACAACTCTTGTACCATAAGGGTACAAAGTACTTGCAAGAGTTTTGTTCCATTCGGTAGCTGATATATGGTTGTAATGTATTTTATATTTTGTTTTGCCTTGTAGCGGTATTAATACTGCAGGAGACTCACCATAATTAAAAGTTAATTCTTGTGACTTAGCTTCAGTAAAAAATTGAATGTGCATTTGATGAGCATAATAAAATTCAAGTACTCCGTTTAAAACTTGTATATTTTTTTTTGACTGCCAATAATTATTTGTTAATAAAAACTTATGATCTTTAGGTCCTTCAATATACCAAGGGTAAGATAATTTTAATTGTCTCATGTCTGGAAAAGCATCTCCCCATTGTTCAGCAGCGTGAGTTTGCACAACTGGAACATGAGACGCTTCATTAAATCCTTGATATTCTATAGGTCCATTAAAACTGTAATTAGGAATCCAGTCTAATTTATCTTTTTCTTTATTGTATTTAATTTTTATATCGAAAGGACAAGGTAAAGCTATAGCATTTTGATAAAACTCTATAAACCCTGTGCAAGACTTCATATTTAAAATAGGCTCACCATTTTCTAACATTGCTGCTTCATGCTCTGCTGGTGTTTTTTTCTCTGGGTCAGCAGAAACTTTTAATTTGTTCCACCAAGAAATTTTAGATGGCTTTAAATAATGAGGTGTAGTTTCTTTATATTTGGTAGGTTCTTCGTAACAAGTATTTATTATTAAATCAAAATGTTTTTTTAAGAACATATTTTTTATATCAACCAGTTTGCAGGAGTTTGAGGTATTTTAATGTAAGCTTTAACTTGTTTTATTGCCAAAGTGTTTTTGTCATAAACTAGACCAAAGTTCCAAACAGTAGATTGCATTTTATTATCTGGCAAAGGAAATTCAAGTGAATATTTTTCACAGTATTTTTTCATTATGTTAGGTGTAGAAGTAAAAAACACATCGTACTCATCAGCCTCAACTCCATTAATATCATATATCTTAGCAAAGTAATGATCGTAACAAACAGGTAAAGGCGGTCTCGCAATAAAAGAATCAGGATTAGTTTGATAATTATCAGTGGTTTCGTTACCTACTATTACGACTTTTAAGTATTCTTTAGAACTATCTAAATCATATTTTTTTCCATACCACCATCTAAAACTATAAGAATGAACTGGAACTTTGTAAGTAGCTAAAAGATTACTATAAGCAGCTTTTTCATAATACATTTCGTAAAAAGTAATCGTATTATTGCTAGAGTAAGGCGGTCTTATAGTATGATTGTCATAATATTTACCAACAATATTAAAAGGTTTTGCTTTAAAGTCAGGTTGATTAGAAAATTTAGAATTTATTTTAGTTATCAAAGCATCTACTTCTTCACCCTCAGGACCTGTACAACCTATTTGATAATCTATTTTGACTAGTTCTTTATTAACATAGACTTCATCCCACATACCTGTTTCTTTTGCTATAATTTTACATTCTCCTAACCACTCTGCAGGAATATCTGTTTCTGTTGGTACTTTGAATAAAGTGTTACCTTGATAATATAATATTTCTTTATCCCAAATTTTTACTTCCCACAAATCTTTTATATAGTCTAGTTGGTCACTTTCGATTGAAAATAATCCATCTGATTCTTGTGTCAATAATTCATCAGTAGAATGTTTATCAAACTCCCAATACATTTCTTCACCAGATACTGGATGATTAGTATAAAGGGTTAATCTTTTGTAATCGTTATCGGTTCGCCAATGAGTAATTTTTTCTTCCGCAGTCCTGTCCTGATATGAGTCTGTACTCTCTGTAACTACCACTTTAGTCATCTTAAACTCTTCTCCTAAAAGTTACATAGTAAGTTGTGTTATTAGCAGGAAAAGGAGCTATTGTATCTGTATTACTCGTAAAACCTACATTCGGAGCTGTAGTGCTTATAGCTAGGACTGTAGAATTAGCAGTACTTGAAAAAGTAAAATCTCCCCTATCAAAAGTAGTTGCGTTGACTACAACACTATTAAAAACATTGTTGTCGTCATTAGTTATATTAGATGCATTTGAAGTAATTTCAAAATTTTTAGACCCAGTTCCTAATATAGTATTTGAACTACAATAAACTCCAGTAATAGTTCCTCCGCCCATATAATCAGAATCACTAGTAGGACTTAAATTTGAAGGTGAAGTATTAGCATGAAAACCTCTGTAATAACTTGTTATGCTTATATAGCTTTGTGTAAAAGTTACTGACCCAGCTCCGACTGTGCCACTTTGTACAAAGTCAGCAGCTTTAGCGTACATATTTGCCATTCCAAATTGAGTGTTTTGATTAGAGCCACACATTAATCGTAAGTCAGCGTCATTAAAACCAATAGAATTGCCTGAACCTCCTCCTAGTTCAACATGGACTGCGTTCATATCTATTTGTCCAGATGCAACTGTAGCCATTATTTAGCCTCTAATTTTTCTACCTTTTCCTCAAGTTCTTTTATAGCTTCAATAAGTAAAGGTATAAGTTTGTCGTACCAAACTGTTAGATATTTATCATCTATTGGTGCTGCAGTTACTACTTCAGGCAATACTTTTTGTACTTCTTGAGCAGATACTCCAACTTGAAGTCTGTTGTTTTCATAACCAAGAGCTTTAGCTGTTTGATTTTCTTGGAAATAATAACCATTTAATTGTTTTACTTTTTCTAAAGCGTTATCAATTGTGCCTTCAAAATCTTTTAGTCTTTCATCAGAATAAAAAGCAGTAATATTATTAGTAGCTCGTATTTCACCTGCTGTTCCTGAACCTGCTGTATTAACACCCAAACTGTTTACTTGTGCATTTGAGCCTGTGCTAAAGCCACCAGTCGGTCCTGTTGGACCAGTTGGTCCAGTGGGTCCAGTACCGCCATTGCTTCCAGAAGGACCAGTGGGTCCTGTGGGTCCAGTTCCGCCATCATTTCCGTCACTTCCTGCTGGTCCAGTAGGTCCAGTGGGTCCAGTTGGACCAGTACCACCATCATTTCCATCACTTCCATCATTTCCTGCTGGTCCTGTAGGTCCAGTAGGTCCAGTGGGTCCAGTAGGTCCAGTAGGTCCAGCTACTGTTGAATCTGCTCCAGCAGGTCCAGTTGGACCAGTAGGTCCAGTACTACCATTACTTCCAGCAGGTCCAGTTGGACCCGTAGGTCCAGTAGGTCCAGTAGGTCCAGTAGGTCCAGCTACTGTTGAATCTGCTCCAGCAGGTCCAGTTGGACCAGTAGGTCCAGTACTACCATTACTTCCAGCAGGTCCAGTTGGACCCGTAGGTCCAGTAGGTCCAGTGGGTCCAGCAGCTATTGCATTTGCAATAGTAGCTTTTCTAATGGCACTTGCTGAAGTGTCATAGACTGCTATGAGATCGTCACTAGCTATAGAAGTTTCAGCAGTATGAGCAGATACTACGTCACCAGCTACTGTACCAGTAACATCTACTCCTGTTGAAGTGGTTTCAAATTTTTTAGAGTTATCGTAATAAAGGTCAACAGAACCATTAGTATCAAACAAGGCTTTAGTTTCAGAACCATCGCCAGTTTTCATAATTACTGCACCATCAGCCCAAATTTCTAAGTTTCCTGTTCCTACGTCTTTTATAAAACTGGTAGACCCATCGTGAAGAATCTGTAAATCTGAACCTGCTCCAAAAGTAGCTTTTCCATTATCTCCTAAAACTATATCGTGATTAAAAAATGCTGACCCTGCTGCAGACATATCAAGGGTTAGAGCAGTTATAGTTGAGCCACCATCAATACCTTTAAAAACAATATCTTTATCATCTGTTCTGGACATGATAGAAAAGTCCCCACTTGAGTTTCCAAGAGAACCAAGATAAGCACTAGCATCATAAAACTGTATGCCACCACCATCAGCATTAAGAACTATGTTTCCTGCTGAATCTACAGTAAAATCACCTGACCCACTTTCAGTTAAAGTTGTTGCATTACTGCCATCACCTGTAATTGATAAAGCACCTCCCGTAATTGCCAACGTATCATCTATAGTTACAGCACCATTAAAGTAAGCATTATTTTGGTTATATAGACCATAAGAACCATGTACAGCATTTACACCTACACCTAATTTAGTTTGAGCTACAACACTTCCAGTTACATTTGCAGTATGTGAAAAATCAAACTCATTATTACTTGCATCCCAAAGAATAGTTGCATCTGTACTTGCATCAACTGCATCTTGAATAGTAATACCAGCACCATTAGCAGAACCTGAAGTATCACCTGAGCCAAAGTTTACAGTTATGTTTTTATCTTCTACATCTAGGGTAGCAGTATTTAAAGTTGTTGTAGTACCTTGTACAGTCAAGTCACCTTGAACAACAACACCATTATTAAAGGTAGCAGTACCAGCATCTGACATATCAAGGGTAAGAGCGGCAATTACAGAACTTCCATCTACACCTTGAAAGACTAAATCTTTATCTTGAACCCTAGACCTTATGTAGAGATCACCACTATTATTGTTCATGCTGATAGTTCCAACAATAGTTCCATCATCACTTAATATAATATCTCCACCACCTGCATCTAAGGTAATATCTGCTGCTACATCTAGTGTTAAATTACCAGAACTTGTAGTTATGGCACTCGTATAAGCTGTGCCTGAAAGATGAAGGTCTTTAAAGCGTGAACCTGTTGCACCTAAGTCAACTGCTCCATTTGAGGCACTTCCCTCATCTCTAGGTTCAATACTAGAACCAAAAAAGGTTAAGCCTACTTTTCCTGCAGTGGGTAATCCTTCAATAAACATACTACCACTTGAATTACCTACAGAACCAAATTCAGTTCCACCATCTGCAAATATTATATCCCCACCATCAGCATCAAGAATAATGTCTCCTGCTGCATCTAGCGTAAGATCGCCTGAGTCGGCAATAGTTTGACCTGCCAGTGCTCCTAAAGTAGTAGTTACATTATCTTTTAGAACTAATTTAGTTATTCGAATGGCAACTGTTACACCCGTGCTAAAAGAAGCTGCAGATGTATCGTCTTGAGCTCTTACAACAGTAAAGGTAGAACCAGATACACCAGTAACTTTTACTATTTCTATATTTGTGCCATCATCTATAGTGACATAGAAGAACTGGCTACCTGAAATAGACGGAAAATCAGTAGCTGAAGATACAGAAATAGAAGTGGCTGTATCATTTATCCCACTTGCGAGAGTGGTTATGGCATTGTTAGCAAGAACTAAAGCCATTACCTAATCCTTTAACTAACAGTAACAGTCCAAGTGACAGTCATGCTGTCGGATGCACCTTTATTTACTACTGAAAAGACTGTTCTGCATAACATAGTACCACCAGAACTAGCATTAAAAATACCAGCTTCTGTAACAGCACCTGTACCAGTACCAGCGGCAAAACTTGCAACATAAGTTACAACAGCCCCAGAAACATTCGTACTTGTTAAAGCAACTCTACCTAATTGTGTACCTAATGCTGTGTCTGAAGCACTGGCTGCGGTAGAACCAGAGCCTATACCCATGTGAGACATTGCAGTAGCTGAAGTATCTTTTATACGAGAAGCGACATAGCCTTTACCAGTGGTAACAACTATATTATCTACCTCTTGCACAACTTCGTCATTAAGTCGAATTTGCAGCTTACCCTTCATTTTTAATTGGTCATTTATATTTGACATTTTTACCTCTTAAGAGTTTATTGTGTAAGTGTTAAGAGCACTGGTGTTAAAAACACTATTGGCTCCTGAAGTTAATTGTATAGCAATTGACTCAGATACTGAAACACTATTTGATATAACACCTTGTTCTTTTAAATAAGAAAAAGCTTCTTCTATAACAGGAGTATCATTAAAAGCCCTTTGAAAACTTACTATTCTAGCTAAAGATTCTGTAATGCTAGGAGTATCAGTTAAGCCCTTGCCAAAATCACTAATATTTAAACTTTCAACTACACTAGCAGCATCAGCTAAACTCTTGACAAAATCACTAACATTTAAACTTTCAGTTATAGTAGAAGCATCGTTAAAAGTTCTTTGAAAATTTACTATTCTAGCTAAAGACTCTGCAATGCTAGAGGTATCAGCTAGGCTTTTATTAAAATCACTAACACTTAAGCTTTCAGTTATAGCGGGAGTATCATTAAAAGACCTTTGAAAACTTACTATTCTAGCTAAAGATTCTGCAATAGAAACTATATTATTTTTATTTACACCTGAATTCGTAGCCAGATCATCACTAGCACTTGCAGTATCATCTAAAGTATAAGTATCAGCTAAAGAACGAATGTAGTTTGTAACTTTTGAAAAAGACTCTGAGATAGATATTGATTGTTCATCTCTAGTGACAATTTTATTTCCCATGCCGCTGTGTACAGCACAATAATAATGTAGGGAGTTTATAAAAGTGTCAAAATCTATTTCAACATAAGCTCCAGCTTGTCCAGCAGTTCCTACAACTGTAACACCAGTTGTATATTCGCTGCCGCCTCCATGAGTTCCATTTCCTGTTGTAGAAAATCTTAGAGGATGTCCGCCATTGCTTGAATGAGATTGATCGAATCTGTAAGTTCCATTTAATTCTAAGTCTATTTCTGGGCTAACTCCCCCATTAAAATAAAATTTATTTCCTCCACCATAACTATTAACTCCAGAAGCAACTGTAACAATATAAGTAATTGTGGAACCCGTATTTGGATTACCAATAACTTTATTAGGAACTACATTTGAAGATTCACTAACAGAATAAGAATCAGATTTTTCACTCGAAAAAGAACTTATATAATTTTCCGCTATGCTTGTGTTATCTGATTTATTCAGTTCGGTATCTTGCACTGAACTTTCAGATATAGATAAAGATTCGCTAAATTCTCTTGCAAGAATAATAGCTACGCTTTCAGAGACTGAAAGAATATCTCCTTTTGCTAAAGCAGTTTCTAAATTTGATTGTTCGGCAACAATCATTGAATCTGTAATTTGTTTGCTTGTAGAAAGTTGTAAAGACTCAGATATATTTATAATTACGGCATTATTGCCATCATCCATAAAAAATAAATTTGTTGAGCTTGAATCTATTAAAACATCTGTAATAGATAAATTTTGAAATTGAAGAGGGGCTTTTAAATTAAGTGCGGATAAAACACTTTTTAGTTTTTGAAACTCTACCTTTATTTTTAATGCCATTAGTCAAAATCTTCCCTCACATTGAATTTAATTAAATCAACAACAGTTTGTATATCTCCTGTAGATTTAGTTAATTCAACTTCTGCTTCATAAAGTCCAGCAGCGGGGAAAGTATCGCTAGGAAAAACCATTGAAACTTTACCATTTGAAGCATCTGTGATTGAAGCGGTAACTGTTTTTAAAATTGTTGTTTCTCCTATTTGCCTAATTCTAATTCTTATAGTTCCGCCTGTAATATCTACATTAGCAAAAGTATCAGAATTTTCTTGATCTAAAACTTGCCCTGAAGCAGCCGTATTACTATCTTTTAAAGTAATGGTAAGTTCAGGCAAAGTATCGCCTTTAACCATTCTTAATGTAGTAGCGTAAGCCATTATACAAACTCCTGATATTTAATAGTTAATGGAGCACCAACATTGCCATATTTTGTTTTTCTGACAGCTTGTGCTTGTCCTTTATCATACATTTTTTTATTTAAATCTGCTGCCTGTAAATCTGTAAAAGGTGTGTCTTTCATCATTTGTAGTCGATATAAGGCTCCATGCACTACAGTTTCTGAATATTCGTTTGCAATTATAGTAGGTATAGTCGATGCAGACTGTGTTGGCTTTAATGAATATAAAACATAAAGCTTTTCGTTCTCAGTGGGAGTCGGAGCAAAAAGTATAGTTTCTTGATCTTTTTGTGTGTAATATTTTACTGGTCCTTTTCCATAAAAATCATAAATAGAAACACCTCCTATTTGTGCTTTAGGATGAATCCTTGTATATCTTTTTTGCGATAATTGTGTGCCACTATCATCTGAAAAAACTTTAAATATATCTATAATATGATTAAGTTCAGCTCCAGCGGGTATGTCTAAATCTTTATCTGAATATTCATTTACATTTTTAACTACTTGCAAGATTCCTAAATCTTTTAAATAAATATCTGTGCTAATACAAAATTCTATTAAAGTGTTTCTTAGCTCATCTATAATCAAAGCTTCTGGACAAGAAGGAGCCTCTCTTTTTACTTTTGGCACCAATGTTTGTATTTTTTTACTGCTCATGAATCTGCTCTAGGTTGTTGGTGTTGATGGTTTGGGTGTTGAAGCTGCATCAGCTTGACTTTTGACTCCTAATGAACTTTTGAAACTCTGCAAATAAACAGTAGATTTATTTATATCAGAAGTTGACTCTGTGTCTTTTTGATAAGCTCTATACAACATATAGTCTAAGATAGCATTTGCATAAATATCATCAAGAGATATAACAGTTGTTGTGGTTGCAAAATTTGCAATTGTCACGTTTGTAGGAGCCGAACTGTAAACTAAATCAACTTCATGCCCTGAAGCTGAAGGATGAGGATAAACATAAAAATTCTTTGGGTCTCTTTCATCATAAACATAATATTCAACAAAAAGGCTAGTAGTGCCATACCAATCAACAACTGTATCGTCTAAAACTTTTTTTTGTATATTTTGTATTGTTTTTGTTTGTGGGCTTTTATTTTTATACAAAGATAAGAGCCTTAGTGCAGCTGAAGGTAAAGTTTGTTTTGCAGATTGTGCTAAAGTGAAAGCTGCATTGACTGGATTTGCATCTGGTCTAACAAGAACTATTTCTCTTTGTGCATCATTCAAATAATTTAATAAACTTTGTTGAGACCATTTTACATTTGTAATGTCTTGTAAAATCTCTTCTGCTTTGTCAATTAAATCTATTACCCTTATTGTTGCCATTTTATAATCCTAAAGATTTTTTCTCCTCATCAGTTAAAGAATCTTCACTATAGAGAAAGGTCCAATATTCATCTCTATGAATAGGATTGTAAGTAATAATTTTGCCAAAACTTCCTCTTGAAAATAAAGGAGTTTTAGAAACTTTTTTATCTTTCTTTTGTTTTTTTGTTAGTTTATTTTTTTCTTTCAAATTATTAAGTTGTGCTTCTAAATCAGCCAACTTATTTTTTGGATTTAAAGAAACATTATATTTATCTTTTGCCTCTTCAATTATTTTATCTTTTGTTAATGTCATTTTTTTTTCTTTGCTCTAATTTTACCACTTTTAGAAGCTTTCTTCGCACCTTTCGGACCCATAACTTTAGTTAAAGTTCCATAAATATATGCATTGAGTTTAGCCCCTTTAAGACCTTTCTTTTTACCTTGGGATTTGAGCCTTTTTTCTAAGGCTTCTCTTTTTGTACCTTTTGGCATAGCACCTCCTTAAAAGAGGGGGAGCCGAAGCTCCCCACACTTAATTATTAAGAATTTAACTTAATTTCGCCCATAGCAGTTGGGACAATTACCTTGTACCCATATACAGCTAAACCTCTTACACCATCACCAAATGCAGATTCTAATCTTACAGTTTCAGTGTTAGTCATTTGAGAAGCGTATGCTACAGCTTTAGGATGTCCAAAAAGACCTGTAGTCACAGAACCACTAGAAGGCAAGTTGTTAGAAACATAAACAGTAAATCTGTCTATCATTCCAATATTACCATTTCTAATTGGTGACTCAGCATCACCTGTTAGGTATGCCTGTTTTAGGTCTGAGTTTTTGATAATCGCAGCTGTTGCTGGGTCAATAATCATAAACCTTTCGGTTTCTGGGATATTGTTTTCATCCAGCGTTCTACCAGCAGTCAAAATATGACCTAAGATGTTACCAGCATTAGTACCAGCTTCACTACTATTAACGTCTGTTAAAGAGGAACCTGCTCCAATGTTAGCGAACACATCTTGCTCAATTGCAATCTTCATGTTTTGAGCCGCATCTTCTGCTGCTGCATTCATGAAGTCTATGTCTGCTTGTTGTCTGAGAATATCATCAACTTTAAAAGCATAGCTTTTAGCTTTGTTGATGTTCAACTCAATTGTTGATGATGTGACATCAGCATAACTTAAAGAACCTGTGTAGTCAGCAACTGTTACTGCTGGTACGGCTCTAATGTTTACCTTATCACCTTGCCCTGAAATTTCGCCTTCATACTCGTTAGTAGTGACTTCCGCCAAAACTGTATTAGCATAAAACTTAGCTTGAAGCTTTTTCGAAAATATTTCAGGAATGAAGTGTTGTTCGCCTGAAGCGAATGAGAAATTTCCACCACTTGAAGAAATTGCCATTTTATTTCACCTTTATATTTAAAAAGTTTTAAAAAAATGTAATAAAAAGTTAAGCCTTTATTCTTCCCTCGCTATAAGCTCTATCTATGTCTTTCTCAAACTTTTTATATTGTTTGTCAGACAGCTTCTCAATTTCAGAACGAGACCAAATCTTTTTACTACTACCTATATTTTGTTTCCTCGCCTTAGAGAGTGTAGGTTCAACATTTTGTTTAGCCTTTTCTACTAATTCTTCTTTAGAAACACTTTTAGAATCTAAACCTAAGTCTTTTTTATATTTTGATAAAAGTGCAATAACATCTTGGGTTTCGCCATCGACAGCCACTGATTTCCACATTTTTGTTTGTCTCTCAAGCCAAATAGCAAAATCCGAACTTTTCGAAACAGTCTCAAAATCTGGATGAACTGCAGCTATACCCTCTAAATGTTTCCTATCTAACTCTGATTGTTGGGCTGCAAGAAGTTCTTTAGAACTCTCATTAAGCTTGTTATCAATCATCCCAATCCTAGCATCAACATATTTTTGGAGAGGTTTAACTATTTCTGGAAAATCTTTAATTATCTCAGAAAGGTCTACATTCTCTTCAATAGCCTCTGCTACGTTTGATTCAGACTTTGTTTTCATGGCTTCCATAGATGCTATCGTATTCGACATTTCAACTACTTTTGCCTCAAGCTCTTTAGCCCTTTGGGAATCTTTGGTCATTTTCGCTTGTGCGTTTTTATACCTATTTTCCCATTGTTCAGCGTTCAATAAGCCTTTATCAGACTCAGTTTCATCTTCTTGAATCTCTTCTTCCTGATTCGATGCTTCCACAGTCTCCGCAGATTCCTCGGGTGTGTTTTCAGCTTCCTCAATGACTTCTTCGGGGGTGTCCTGAACCTCTTCAGCTTCGGGGATAGCGAGTCCCTTTGCTTCTGGTTCGGATTCCTTCTGATCGTCTTGCACCTGCTGTATCATCTCTTCAGCTTCTTGTTCAAGCCTTTCAGCGATTACCTCGCCTCTAGTTTTTTGTCTTGCCATTTTTCTCGGTCCTATTTTGGGGTGTCGATTAAAATTATTTATATATATTAGATGTGTCCTTTCGGGTACCTAACGAGTCGATAACTTTATCAGCTATCTCTTCTAAAGATACTACAAACTTAAAAATGTCGCAACGACCTTGACTAAAGCGGCAGTTGTCCGTTATTTCCAACTGGTCCCTCTCCGCTTGGCGAAGGAGTTCCATTTCTTGCATCAGGTCCGACCATTCCATCGGCATTTGGGTTTTGATTTGTCTCACCGCCTTGGAGGCTTTGGGCGAGAGCTTGTTGTAATGCTTGTTCATTCATTAACTCCTGTTGTGTTTTAATTACCTCATCTGGGTCAATATCTAATGATTTAGCTATATCAACTAAGAGATTCTCTCTCTTAACCATTTGTGCATCCATAGGATTATTGATGAGAGATAAGAATTGAAGCAGTCTTTGCGACTGTACTTCTTTTTGAATTAAAGCAGTAGACCCTCTGGCGATAATACGCATATCAGATTTTATGCTTTCATCATCATTCCAAGTCATATTCCAATCATAAAGAGATCGAACTAATGGCTTGGTTAAAAAATCATCTATATTTTTTATAACTGATTTTAAAACTATATTTGCATTTGACATTAAAATAGAAATACCAGTTGCAGTTCTATTTAATGAACTTTGTGTTTGTCCGTGCGTATAAGAAGGTAAGGCAGTTGTTTCATCTGCAAATCTTCTAAACAATTCTATTAAAGATGTTAAAGAAGGAGTGTTTGATTGAGGCTGATAGAATCTAACCATAGGTTGATTACCATCGCCACCCTCTCTTAAAAATACTCGCCAAGGGTACATATCTGTTGGGTCCTCACCAGAGGCTAAAAGATCATTATTAACTTCCACCATTGGTCCTGAAGAAAGAGCCACATTATCTAACAAAATTCTTGTTGCTGCATTCATTGTATTTTGAGAATCTCTCATCATACGAGGAACTCCAGTACCCCAAAAAGAATGCGGATTTTTTTCGTAAGGAAATATAAAGTAAGGTATTTGTCCACCTGCTAAAGGATTTAATTGTGCTTTAATTATCTTATCTTCTAACAGCCAAATATTACATTGATATTCTTGAGTAAGATCATCAGCAGGGTCAAAATCAATTCCTAAATCCTGTAAATCCAAACCACTTAAAGAACCCCAAAATTCTAAAATTTCATATTTATAAGTTTTGTCTGCATAGCTTTTTATATTTGCTATTACTCTTCTATCTGTCTCATGCTGTTGTTCTTCGTGATTTCCATCCCTGTAATAAAATAAACAATCTTCTATAGCTTTAGAGTCAAAGTTAGGAAAATCTCTTAAGTCTGATAAATCTTGTTTTGAAATTATATGCCTTCTAAATATGTTTCTCATATCTTCAACTGAAGTTGCATAAGGGTCTGGATATAAATCAAATACAGAAACTGCTTCCATTTCAGGCATTGGTTCTTCTTCAATTAAAACAGAGAAGCCTTCTTCGCCTTTTATCCACTTATGGTCTTTATTTATTTTTAAAGTACCAGCTTTCATAGCACCTGTGCCAAAAATTACTTGTTCCATAATGGCATCTTTCATTCTGCCTTCTAAATTATTTTCTATGGCTTGATCTTCTATAGTCTCAGACATAGCCTCAACTCTTCTTTCAGCTTCCTCTTTTAGCTCCTCTTTAAGTTCTTCAATACGCTTTTCGATTAATGGCTCTAATTTTTCAGTGCCTATTTGTTCTGCGGCAATTTGAATTTCTTGAGCTGCTCGTTCTGCGAGTTGCATTTCTAAAACAGGGGCTTTAAGTACAGGAGTTTCTTCTATTGTGAAAAATTTTTGACCAGCTTGAAATAATAAATCGGTGATACGAGAGTAAGCGGCTAATACTTTTGTACGGGTAAGACCTACATAAACTTGTGATCTATCCCCTTTTTGTTCTATTTTAGATAAAATTTCTGGGTCGTATTGACCCATAAAGCTTCTTAAATCTTCAATCCAATCGCTTTCCACATCATTACGAGCATCTCTATACTCTTCAAACTTAGCTCGTAGCATTCCGCCAAGAGTCTGTAGGTTTTCTTGTTCTTCAATTTCACTAACTGAAATGCCTTCGGGATTTAATTCTTCGTTGTCCATTTAATAAAAATATTCCTTTCTTTCTTTACGAAAAGTTTGTCGGTGCTTTCTCGGCATACTGTTCAAACCAAACAAAGCAATGCTGTAAGCCATTATTCTATCATCAAAACATCCAGATTGTGCATTAGTTATTCCTCTAGCATCTACCACATAAGTTCTTAATTCATTTATAAGTTCCATATCAACTATTCCAGACTCGCCTTGTCGTAATAAATGTACTAGGTTATCAATAATTAATGGCTTTGTTTTTGTTGTTGTTAAGAAACCTGCTCGTCTGGTGAGCTTATCAACATAAGCATCATCGACAGTCTGTTCTACAAATAAGTTTGGATAATTAAGTTCTTGCATTTTTCTTATTGTAGTTAAGCCGTGATTGTTTCTTTCTATTAAGGTCCAAGCTTTATTATAAAAAACTGCTATTTTTAAAACTATGTGAGCAAGATCAAACGGGTCTACATGACCTGTCCATGTGGCGACTTGATTGCCGAGATGGTCTAAAACTTGGATGCAGCTGTAATCTCCGTGCTCGAGTCCCTCCGCAACATCTACTCCTATACAATATCTTAGAGAATCCCTTGGATTCTCGAAAATTTTTAGGAGCCCATTTTTGTGTTCTATTAAATCGCTTTCTCGCACATCGAGGCGGGAAATCGGGGTAAAGCACTCTAAAGCAGCTTGGTCTATGTATTTCGGCTCTACGAATAATCTACCTGTTGTTAAAAATGCCTCTTGCGGGGTAGAAGGGTATTCCTGTCTGAATAGTTCTTCCGAGCCAAGTTCTTGTATTTTTAATCTGCGATAGAGTATTTGCTCATCCGTAAGATCATACATAGCCTTCACATCTTCTTCTTCTCGTTCTAATTCAAAATATTTATCCGTCTTACGCTTATATTCGGGCATCAGAAACCAAGGTATAAAACATATATCCCACTCACCTTCGCCTCGCAGAGCTCTCATACACGCATCATAAAACCACCCTCCAGCACCATTTGCAGTAGATTCTAATAATATTTCAGACTCCATTTCGGGGACTGTCTGGAGCAAACTCGGGATAATATCGGCATTCGGATAAAAAGCGACCTCAGAGCCATGCAAATAGTTCGTAGTCCACCCCCTGCCAACTTCACCCGTTCTGGCTGTCGCTATTCTCCATCGAGAACCATGCGTAAAAGCCATAGAGTTAGAAGTCGATTCTTTGAGTTCAGGAGTAACCAGTGGATGCGGTAAATTATCATAGTAATTACGCACCATACTAAAGATAGCTTTAGTCGATTCATTCAAGTGAGATACCACAACCGCATTAAGGTTTTCGTTAGTTGCTGTTTTCCAAAAACCTCGAGCCTGACAATATGTAGAAATGCCAGTTTGTCGTGCCTTTAAGATGAGCATTCTGACCCGTTTATGATGAGAATATTGCTTTTGTATTTTTTCATCTAATAATTTTTGTGCTTCATTGAAAACAAGCGATTTTGATTTGCCCTGTTTATCTATAATTTTTAAGCAATGTTCAGAATAAATGCCAAGATCGGTTTTAAAGGTATTTATAATTTTTTTTATTTTATTTTTTTCAGAATCATTTTGCAAAATTACCACCCCCCCTTATGTACACATGGGGTATAGGTATATATGTATAGTATGCGGTCGAGCCCCTGCCGCCACCCCTTGTAGCTGCAAGGTCTTAGTCGATAGTGGTTACTATCATGGTCCATAATAATAAAGTATCACCTAAGAAAGGTTATCCTCTTTCTTTATAAAATCTAGAGTATCGAACCAATTTTCTTTCATTGATACCTCTATTGATTGATTATCCTCAAGCATTCCATAGAATTTCATGAGAATCTCTAGAGCCTTAACCCTAGAGCCAGAAGTATGTCCATTTACTTTACCAAGTGCTTCATCTTTTAGCTGCTGAATGATCGCATCATGGTC